CGCCTGCCCCACGTCAAAGGACCGCTGGCAGGCGAAACGATCAAGTTAGAACCCTGGCAGGTGTTCATCCTTACCACCGTGTTCGGCTGGGTCAAGCCCGACGGTAATCGCCGTTTTCGGCGCTCGTACATCGAGGTGCCGCGCGGCAACGCCAAGTCGACGCTGTCGTCTGCGCTTGCGCTATACATGCTGGCCGCCGATGGCGAAGGTGGTGCCGAGGTTTACTCCTTGGCCACCACCCGCGACCAGGCTCGCATTGTTTTTGGTGATGCGCAGACCATGGCGCGAAGGTCACAGGGCTTTCGCAGCCGGTTTTCTGTCAACGTCGGCGCGCACAACATGAACGTGCTGCAGACCGGCTCCAAGTTTGAGGCGCTCTCAGCCGAGGGTTCCACGCTCGACGGCCTGAACATTCACTTCGGCTGCATTGACGAGTTGCACGCCCACAAAACCCGCACCGTTTACGACGTGGTCGAGACCGGTACCGGTAAACGAGACAACTCACTTCTGTGGGTGATCACAACCGCAGGCAGCAACCGCTCAGGCATTTGCTACGAGGTGAGAACCTTTGTGACCCGGCTGCTTGACGGCGTGTTCGAGGACGATAGCCAGTTCGGCATCGTCTACGGTCTTGATGACGGGGACGACTGGACCAGCGAAGATTCGCTGGTGAAGGCCAACCCCAACTGGGGCATCTCTGTGCGCCCGGAAATCCTGGGACCGCTGCAGGCCAAGGCCATGCAACTGCCCAGTGCGATGAACAACTTCAAGACCAAACACTTAAACGAGTGGGTCAATGCCGACACCGCATGGATGGACATGCGCTCCTGGGACGCCTGTGCTGATCAGGACATGGACATCGAGTCCTTTGCGGGCCAGCCCTGCTGGGTGGGCCTAGACCTGGCCAGTAAGACGGATATCGCCGCCTTGGTTATTGTGTTTTCCCACCCCGAGATCGCCGATGCATTCGCGGTCTTCGGAAAGTACTACCTGCCGGAGGACACGGTCAATGCCAACGGCAACAGTCAGTACCCGGGTTGGATGCACACCGGACGGTTAACGGTGACGCCGGGCAATGTGATTGATTTCAGTTGGATCGAAGCAGATCTGAATGATCTGTCCTCGCGATTTGCGGTGCAGGCAGTAGCTTTTGATCCGTTTCAGGCGACGCAACTCTCGACCCGAATGATGAGTGAGGGCCTGCCGATGATTGAAGTGCGTCCCACAGTGCTGAATTTTTCAGAACCGATGAAGACGCTCGAAGCCCTTGTGCTTCAAAAGAAATTGGTTCACGACGGCGACCCGGTGCTCGGCTGGATGGTCAGCAACGTGGTGGCCCACCTGGACGCCAAAGACAACATTTACCCACGCAAGGAGCGAGCAGAAAACAAGATCGACGGCATCGTGGCACTGATCATGGCCCTTTCACGGGCAATCAAACCGGGGGACTCGGTGGTGCTGGGATCCGACTACGAGTTGATATTGCTCTGAACTGATGGGACTGTTTAGCTTTTTTGATCGCTTTCGCGGACCAGGTGCTTCAAGTGGTGACCGCAGCCCATATGGCGAATTTTGGTTTGGGCAGGTCTCAGCCCGAACCGGCAGCGGCATGCGAGTCTCGCCTGACAGCGCTCTGCGCCTGGCTGCGGTGTATGCCTGCGTGCGCATCCTGGCTGAGACCATGGCATCGCTGCCTTTGGTGGTTTACCAGCGCCGCGCGGATGGCGGCAAGGACAAGGTCACGGACCATTGGCTCTATCGCTTGATGGCCAAGCGGCCGAACCGTTTTCAAAATCCTTTCGAGTGGCGTGAGATGCTCCAAGGCCACCTGGCTTTGCGCGGCAACGCCTATAACCAGATCATCACCAACCCGCGTGGCGAGATCATCGAGTTGATGCCGATCCATCCGGACCGGGTCAAGATCGAGTTGCTGCCCTCTGGCGAATATCGCTACCGGGTAACTGACAGGTCGGGCACGGTGGTCATCATGCCCAGAGGCGAGATCTGGCATCTTCGCGGCCTGTCCTCAGACGGGTTGATGGGCATGAGCCCGATTGAGCTTGCACGAGAAAACCTTGGCATGGCTTTGGCGGCCCAGGACTACGGCGCTCGTTTCTTTGCCAATGACGCCAAGCCGACCGGTGGCTGGATTGAATTTCCGGGCTCCTTCAAGGACTCCGAAGCCAAGAAGGTGTTTCGTGAGTCCTACCAGCAGGCGCAGTCCGGTGCCAACCGGGGCAAGGTCCTGGTGCTTGAAAACGGCATGAAGTTCCACGAAGTGGGTGTCACCAACAAAGATGCCCAGTTTTTGGAACTGCGCAAGTTTCAGATCACTGACATCGCACGCCTCTTTCGCGTGCCGCCACACATGATTGCCGACCTGGAGCGCGCCACGTTCTCCAACATAGAGCAGCAAAGCCTGGAATTCGTCATGCACACCATGACGCCCTGGGCTGAGCGCTGGGAGGCCAGCATCGAATCCGAATTGCTGCTTGAGGGCGATTACATCGAGATCGAATTTGATTTCGCCAATCTGATGCGCGGTGATGCTTCCAGCCGCTCGAGTTACTACCAAAGCGGAATTCAGAATGGATGGCTCACGCGAAATGAGGCGCGTATTGCAGAAAACCTGAATCCGATTGACGGGCTGGACCAGCCTTTGAGACCGCTCAATATGGTCGAGGAGGACACGGCAGAGGATTTGGAACTCGATACACAAGCAGAAGCGGCAGAGCCACCGGAGCAAGAAGCGATCGAGCCTGCGGAGGATTCGGGTGTTGCCCGACTCAATGATCGATTTAACGCACTTGTTCAAACGACTTCTGAGCGGCTTGCTCGCCGAATTGGCCGATCTGGTCAATTGGCAGAAAAAGACATCTTGTTGATCTCCCAAGCCTTGGCCGTACCGCTTGACCGGGTTCAGCTTTGGTCAAACCAGATTGCCGAGCCGCTAGATCAAAAACAGCTCACCGAATCACTTATCTCTCTCGGACAGAATTTATGAAAAACCAACTTATAAAAAACCAACTTCTGGTCGCTGAATTTTTGGCAACGCCATGGGCCTTGATGCCTGAGCGCTTGAGTGCCCTAGCGACTGTCATTTCCCGGTGGTCACAAGGCGCGCCTGCCAGCGACGCCGCTAAGTTTCAGGTCCAAACAGACCGCGTGCTACGAGACACTCGCAGACAGACCTCGGCTGCCATTTCGGGTGGCGGCATTGCCGTCATCCCCATTTACGGTGTCATCACACAGCGTGGAAATATGGTGGATGACGTCTCCGGCCCTGGCATGGTCAGCACCCAGATCGTTACCCAAATGCTCAGGCAAGCCGTTGCCGATGATGCGGTTAGTCAGATCTTGCTCGACATCGATAGCCCTGGCGGCAGTGTCTATGGCGTTTCTGAATTGAGCGATGCGATTTTGAGTGCCCGTGCACAAAAGCCCGTGGTGGCGATTGCGAACAGTCTGGCAGCTTCGGCTGCTTACTGGGTCGGCTCCCAGGCCAGTGAGTTCTACGTCACCGCCGGTGGCGAAGTCGGCTCAATTGGCGTGTGGCAGGCGCACCAGGACTACAGCAAAGCCATGGACGAGGCAGGCGTTAAAACCACGCTCATATCGGCGGGCAAGTTCAAAGTGGAAGGAAATCCCTACGCCCCTTTGAGCGAGGAGGCGCAGGGCTTTATGCAATCTCGTGTGGATGACTACTTCCAGGCATTCACAAAAGCTATCGCTAAAGGCCGAAATTTGCCGATTTCGCAGGTCCGAGATGGCATGGGCCAAGGCCGTGTCTTGGGCGCTGATGCGGCTTTGGCGCAAAACATGGTGGACGGTATTGCCAGTTTTGATCAGGTCTTGAGCAAGATGCAAAAAGACGCAGCATCAAGCGTCAAGTCCAGTCCACCTGCCAAACCCAAAACCTCCCGCTTGGCTCAAGCCCGCTCAGAGCTTGGGATTTTGTAATTTGGACTGCTCAGGAGTTGCTCCGTTGAGCGCCTCCAGTCCGAACGGCGACCCGTAGGTCGCAACCCTGATGCGTGACTAGCTTCGCGCATTTTTCAATCTTTTCAATCCCGCCACCCAAGAGGTGGTTTTTTTACGTCTGGAGAAACCCAAATGAGTAAGCAATTGCGCGAGCTTCAAGCTCGCAAGTCTGATCTTGTCAAAGAGGCGCGTGCCTTAACCGACATCGCCGCACAAGAAAACCGTGATCTGACGGATGAGGATGTCATCAAATTCAATGGTCTTAAAAGTCGAATCGAAGCCACTTCGGCGGCGATTGACCGCGAGTCAGCATTGATTTCTGAGGAAGCCCAGATGAGTACGCATATGGGCAACCATGTAGGCGCTGGTCATGGTTCCGCTTTTTCCAGTGTGATGGTGAGTGACAACCGCGAACTTGATCCCAAACATGGCTTTCAGAGCTTGGGTGACTTTTTGCAAAACGTCTGCCATGCGCAAAAGCCAGGCAACACGATTGACGATCGCCTCCTGATTGGCAGCGGTCGTGGTGCTGCCGCTCCTGCCACCTTTGGCAGTGAAGGCTCCGGTCAGGACGGTGGCTTCTTTGTGCCGCCACAGTTCTCCAAGGAGATTTTTCAGCTGTCTTTGGGCGAAGACTCGTTGCTGCCGCTGACCGATAACGTGGAGATCAGCGGAAACACCATGGCGTTTCCCAAGGATGAAACCACGCCTTGGGGCACCAACGGTATTCGCGCTTACTGGCAAGGCGAAGCGGCTCCAGCGGTAACGACCAAGCCCGTGTTGGGACTTTCTACTTTGCGGCTCAAAAAGCTGATGGCTCTGGTGCCAACAACCGATGAGTTGTTGGAAGACGCCAATGCCTTGTCAACCTATCTGCCCGAGAAGATTGCACTGTCCATTCGCTGGAAAACCAATGAATCCATCCTGTTCGGGTCGGGCTCTGGCGTACCGGTAGGCGCGCTCAATGCTGGCGCTACGGTCAATGTGGCCAAGGAGACTGGGCAGTTGACGCAAACGCTACTTCCTCAAAACCTGGCCAAGATGATTGCGCGTCTGCCGACGGGCTCATTCGCCAACGCGGTGTGGATTGTCAACAACGACGTGTTGCCAGCATTGTTCACCCTGACCTTGGGGAACTATCCGATCTACCTGCCTACCGGATTGAACGTTGGCGGCATTCAGGTCTCTCCCTACGGCACGCTGCTGGGTCGCCCGGTGTTTGTGTCCCAACACGCCAACACCTTCTCCGCACAGGGTGACATCTTGCTGGTGGACCTGAAGTATTACCAGACCATCACCAAATCGGGCGGCATGCAGACGGCCACGTCGATGCACCTGTACTTTGATGCCGATCTCACGGCGTTTCGAACCACCTTCCGCATGGATGGCCAATCGAAGATTTCTACGGCCATCACGCCTGCCAAGGGCAGCGCCACGATGTCGCCATTTATTCAACTTGGCGCTCGCTAAACCCCAGAACCTCAAAGGAGAAAACACATGTTTCCCAATGCAAAAGGCAGTGAACTGCTTTCAGTGCTCGCCACGATCGATCCTGCTTCGCAGGCGGCTGGTGCAGCCAGTACAGGCTGGGTGCCAGTCGCTAACTACTTTGCCTTTTTGGCGGTGGTGCAAACCGGCGTGCTTGGCACCTCGGCTACTGTCGACGCCAAGTTGCAGCAGGCGCTGGACAGTTCAGGCACAGGTGCAAAAGACATCAGCGGCAAAGCGATCACCCAGATCGTCAAAGCATCGGGTGACAACAAACAGATGCTCATCAATGTCAAGCCTGAAGAGATCGACACCGTAAACGGCTTCGGTTTTGTGCGTGTCACAGTGACCGTTGGCGTGGCGGCCAGCATCACATCGGCCCAGCTGCTCGGAGTCAACCCACGTTATGCACCGGCTGACGTGGGTAATCAGGCTGCTGTGGTTCAGCTGATCTAAATGCCGTTGCAACTCGTCACCCCACCTTTTGAGGAGCCGGTGTCCCTGTGGGAAGCCAAACTCCATCTGCGGGTGGATTTTGACGAGGATGACATGCTGATCGCATCGCTCATCACTGCGGCCCGGCAAGCAGCCGAGACCCTGACCGGCAGGCAATTCATCACTGCCCGATGGAAACAAGTGCTCGACTGCTTTCCCGGACCGTCTCTGATGGGCGTATCTGCGGGTCAAACTTTCAGCTTGCCGGGGCACGCCATTTTGCTGTTCAAGAC